CCGGCATCTGTGAGCACCAGGTCCAGATCCGGGATGCTGGCCAGGAAGGCCTGCTGACTGATCACCCTCTGGCAAAGCTTCCGGAGCTTGGCATGAGTGTCAGGAGTAGCTTTGGGAGCCTCAAGCAGTGCCTCGATATCGGTGCCGATGATGCCGGTCACCAGGTCATCCTGTGCGACCTCAAGAGCATCATTGAAGATGGTGGTGGAAGCACTCTTCATCTCCACTGCAGGGAGGAAAGGCTTCATCTCGGTGTATCCGCTTACAATCATGGCTATACTTCAGTGTTAGTCGATTCCTGTTTCCCGGACTTATTCTGATCAAGTGTGGTGAAGATGTACTCCGGCACATTGATGTAGATGTCCTTATCCCATTTGTTGAATTGCTTGATGAAACGAAGAGGCCTCATCACTCGGTCCACAATCGGCTTCATGCAGGCCTGCTTCATCATGTAGAGCTCCCTGGCCTGAGTGCCACCGAGAGTGGAGCTGCTCTTGCCGGGAGTGGCACCGATGAGGGAGGAGTGTACACCCATAGCATAGCAGATGATATTGGCAGTGCTCTCGGTGTCATCGATGTACTCACCGCCTTGGATTTTGTTATCGATGGGAGTGATCTCAATCCACTTCGACTCCATAGTGCCATTGGCAGTGGCAACCCTCTGCTTGAGTGCCATCATGGCCTTATTGGCATTCTTCTCTCCGGAGAGGAAGTCATTGAAGGCTTGCTTCTCCTTCTCCACCCTTTCCTGGTATGCCTTCCGGTCATGGATGTCGATTCCTTCCATCTTGCAGATGTAGTCGAAGTATTCCTGAGCGACATAGATGATGAATTTCACACCGAGCTGATTCTTGAGGATGGCCTTCTTGAGCTCCGGTACCATGACACTGTGATCATACCAGCCACTCCGGAAGATGGAATACCACTCCGGCTCGGAGTAGTAAGGCCGGCCAGGAGAAGGCATGTACACCGGGAATATGAATCGCTTTGACTTCCTCTCGGCCCGGAGGATGTCCAGGTCAGCCTTGGTGTCAAACTCATCGAGCACCCTGGTAGCTATGATATCCTTGGCAGCAGGCTCCTTGCTCCAGTCGGCATAATAATGCCAGTTGATTTCATTGTGGTTATTCATCACGGCCCACCGGCTGAATACTGCCTCCTTGTGCCGGATGGCACGGATCATCTCATACTTGTCATCCAGGATGATCTCCGGGAAAGCATTGTAGAAGTAGGTCACATCGGTGAGCTGCTCTTGCATGAAGAGAGGGATGTCATTGGCCTCAAACCAATCGAAGATTTCACCCTCTTCGACAGGAGCCCACTCCATCACACGGCCATACTCATCCCTCTTGACAGCCTTGACCAGCTTGGGACCAAGGCCAAAGGATACATCCCGGTTGAATCGGAGATTCGCTCCGACAATATCTCCCCTCTCCACTTTTTCCAGGAGATGATTCGGGAGGAGATTGTCATGTCCCCAGGGAGCAATCTTGTAGCTCCCCTTCTTGATTGGATCCAGTTGCTTGTCTCTCCGAAACTCTGAAGAGGAGTCGGTGACCAGGACCGCCTGGATCTCAGGAAAAAGCTGGATGCCATCGATGACCGACAGTCCTGCTGAGATTTCTCTTGTACTCATAGTATTACTTCTTCACCGTTGAATTCAATGATGGTATTCCTGTTCACAGTCCTCACCTGCTTGCTGGCAGGGATGAAGATATTCAGTGTCTCTCCGGCTCCATGAAAGGATGTGCATCGGCAGTGCTGCACCTTCACGATGGATCCATCTTCAGCGATCCAGGTGATGGAGAAGTCCTGCAGTTGCTGGACCAGTTCATGTATTCTTGAGGCAGAGATCATAATGGAAGCAAAGTTAAAAAAGCGACTTCCGGTGAGATAGGACATTGCTGGCAGAGAAAAGAGAGTTCGGTGCCACGAAATTGTTGTAAGTCACACGGAAGCAGGACACGATTCTGACCAAAGAAAAGGAGATTGACAGCCGAGCTCCCAAGCCTTGCCCTCTTGGCCGGATGGAAATTGCATTCGATTTCTCCATATATGCGACACTTTTCTGGCTAGGTTGCCGGTCCGATACCGAGAAGGTAAGAGCTGTAAGGGAAGAGAGTGTTGCCGATGTACAGAGTGTCGAAGGCATCAGTGCCATCGGTACGGTGCTCCAGGAGATCCTCCTCAGTCTCGGCCAGCTTCTCCCCACCTTTGTGCTTGTGCCAGCCAATACCAGGAGTGATGGTCACCTCGGCCAGCGAGATGGCAATGAGGAGAGCCTCATTGTTTTCCTTGTTGAATACCGGCAGCAGGCCCTTGGCCCCTGTGAAGCCCTGGTCGATGAGTGTGTACTTCTCGGTGTGCTTGAATGGTTTGCCGATGAAGATCTCTGTGACGGTCCACCCATGCTTATTGAATTGCTCGATGATGACAGACTTGAAGTCCTGGTTGCTGACAGCATAGTTGGAGCCGAGAGCAGTGCTGTCATAGTAGAATACCACCTCCTTTGTGGTGTGGGCCCTGTAGTAGTGGCAGAAGTCATCCACCAGCTCCCTGAGCTTCCTCTCATACTTGACAAAGAAGCTCTTGATGACCTTCAGCCTCATGCCATCCCTCTGGCCAGCCACCAGCCAGTTGATATTGGCATTGAAGTCGAAGGCCACGGATATAGGCTCTTTCAGATTCACATCACCATCCAGGAGGCACCCATAGTCGGTACCACTGACAGTGCCGATCCCTTCATCCAGGAGAGGAGTATTGTTGTTATCGATGTAGGTGTGGAGATTCTCCCTGAAGTTCGGATAGAAGCCATCCTTGAGCCTCTCAATCCTCTTGCTAAGGATGCTGGTCTGGAATACCAGAGGAGGAAGGTCCCTCTTCATCTGCTTGATGTACTCCAGGCCCACCACATCCACATTCTCGAAGGTGGACCACTCCCGGTAGAGCACGGCAATCCTCCGGAGCTGAGAGAGCAGGGAATCAATCCTGCCGAGCTCCTCATGCTTGAGCTTCTCATCCTTCCAGGCATTGACCTGCCATCTCTGGTATAGAAGGCCCTTGATCATGTCGATCACCTCCGGAGTGGCCTTCTCCCGGTAGTTCAGGAGCCACCGGCCACTCTTGAGCACCGGCATATCGGAGACAAAGAGGATGGAATGGTGCCAGGGACAGTCGGAGAAGTATCTCTTGGTACCACCATTGGCCGGGAATGTCTCATCCTTGAGCTTGTCGAAGCTCAGGCCCTTGGCTTCATCACCAATCACCCAATCGAAGGTCATGGAGTTGGAGCTCATCCTCACATCCTGGCTGACAATGACCATCTGAGCCCCATTGTAGAAGGAGACCACATCATCGAAGCTCTGAAGAGGAATGATGGGCTTGGCATATCCAAGCCTGGTCGGAGGCTTCTTGCCGACCACATAGTGGATGCCCTCGATCCAGCCGAATTCGGAGAGGCCGGAGAGAGCTGCCGGCAGTGTCCTCAGATGTGCCTGCTTATAGCTGCTGGCCACGAAGCAGCCGGTGGATCCAGGCATGAATTCCACATTCCGCTTGATCCTCAGGGAAACAATGCCGAAAGACTTGCCGAATCGCCTGCCACAGACATCCACCTCGGTGTGGGCTGCTATGGCAAGAGCCTCCTGCTGAGCTCGATTGAGATATTTCTGGCTAGTCTCCATCCGGGATGACTTCTATCTGAGTCGGCCCATCGATATCCTCTGTGTACCGCTTCAGCAGTTTGGCAGCTTTCTCCTGGATGTTCGGCACCGGCTCGATACCGATGACAGACGGATCCACGGAGAGGGAGATGTCTTTCGGGATGATATCATCCCAAGGGAAATCCTCTCCATCGGATTCCTCCAGCCGGTTATTCTTCACAATGCCCTCGGCAATCTTGGTCAGAGCCTTGGCCTTCTTATCATCACCGGCAAGAGCTGCTGCAGTGGCCATGTCGAAGAGATGATTGGCCTTGTGTCGCATCTGCTCCTTGTTGGCCAGAGGGACACGGCCATAGAGAGCCTTGATGATGGCAATGTCCTGGTAGGCCACACGGCTGGTGACACTGTGCCTGGCCATGATGTAGTCCCGGATACGGTTATCCGGCAGCATGGGATTGCTGAGCCAGTGTGTATAGGCATCAGAGAGCCTCTCGAATCGGATCTGCTGAGATGTGGTGAGTTGGAGAGAGTCATCCTCCATCTTGGCAAAAATGAGATCCAGGAATTCCGGATTCGGGGATAGTTTCCTCATGGCATCAATTCATCTTCCTTCTGGTGTATTTCGTACTTGTCGAGCAGATTGATGGCCCATTCAGCTCCTCTGTTAGCAGCTTTCAGGATGACCTCTCGCCTGGTCACCTGGCTCTTCAGCTTGCCGGCATTGTATGCCAGGGAGATGTCGCTCTTGGGATCCTGGATGGCCAGCCGGAGCTGGACCACATCAATGAGCAGCATGGTCGCAATCTCTGAAAGAGAGAATTTCAGCTCGGCCCAATGCTCCACATTCTGCAGATCCTCGGCACTCAGTATGGTGATTTCCCTAAGCATGAAACAAAAGTAGCCAGATTTCTCCGGCTACTTAGGACACTCTCGATGTTGAAATAGAATCACTTGCCAATCAAGGCAAGAAGAGCAATCACCAGGCCTCCGAGGACGGTGGCAAGCAGGTCAATCCAGTCGAAATTGCCATCCTGCCACTTGTCGATGAATTCCTTGATGAAACCGATGAATATCACCGGCCAGAAGCACCAGAAGCCCATCTTCAGCACGATGCAGAAGAAGGCAGCGAAGATCAGACCACAGATGAAGTGGTACAGCCGGTCTCTCCGAATCTTATTCAGGAGAGACACCATCCAATTCCACAGCTTTTTCATAGAGCCCTTTGTTTTGAAGGAGTTTCATTGTTTCGGGAGATATCGTACAGCCATGATCCAGAAGAGCCTTCACCCTGGCCTTGCAGGTGGCCACCTGAGCCGGAGAGTTCACCGGCCTCTTCAAAGCTTTGGAGATGTAGGCCCGGCAGGTGCTTTCCTGGAAGGAGTCTCCGGAGACCTTCTCCTCGGCCTCCCTGGTCAGGTAGGCATCTATTTTGGCCCATCCGGCCTTGATCCTGGCATCCGTCTCCAGCACCCTGACACGGAAGGAGGCCCGGTCATTGTTGGTACCAGCAGCCTTCATCTTTTCATGGAGGCCCCTCCGGAGCTTGTAGTCCTCGGAGATGGAGTCATACACGGCCTGCAGCTCTGCCGGCAGGTCGGATCTCCTGGTCCTCCGGTCATCGAAGGTCTTGAAGGCCGGTGCAGGCTTGACCACCGGCACTGGATCCGACACAGGAGCAGCAGCTACAGGCTCATGCACGGCCACCGGCTTCTGAGCATATCTGGCCACATCGGCCTGCTCATTCGGATTGGAGATGTGTGGGCTGTTGGAGAGCTTCTCCAGCTCATACATGAGCTTGGCCCGATCCTGCTTCCTGGAAAGCCAGTTTTTCAGCCAGTCATTCCGGCTGTATTTACAGAAGAGTGCAAGGCCGGCATAGTAATCCGGCTTTGCACTCTTCAAGTAATCAAGAATCTCCTGATTCATCTCGGCTTGTTAAGAAGCCGGAGTGAAGGAGCCATCCGAGCAGTCGAGCTCTCCATCAGCAAGCTCCAAGGTGCCGACATAGATCGGGAGAGGAGTCACATCAGGACATTCGACCTCGAAGGTTACACCCTTGGCCGAGCCGGCAGCATCACCGGAGTCTCCGGTCGGAGAGATGGTGCAGCGATAGTCCGGGGAGCCGATGACATGGAATCGGCCAGCAGCCTTCACGATGAATACATAGTCACCATTGGCAGCAGCCTTGCAGAAGGCCAGTGCCTCGGCAGTGAGATCCGGGAAAGAGAGGGATGCCTTGTTGGTGTACATCTTGCAGTCCACCTCACCGGTGACCTCGAAGGTCACCTTGCCCTTTCCCTGAGTGGAATAGAGCTTATCCCATACCGCATCTGTTACCAGAGTGAAGTTGCCAGCATACGATGACAAGGTGCTCACCTGGCCGGTGGCAGTGGGATCATCTACGATGGTCGGCCAAGATGCGATGTCTCGCTTGGCCACTCGATAGATGGTAGCACCAATCCCTGAGGGATTGATGCCACCGATTGCAAAGTCAAGATTTCCAAGATTCATATCTTTCAATCTTTAGGAGTGAGACTAGCTCAGAGCTTTGAGCTGCTTGACGGTCACTTCGAGAGAGCCGGAGCCATCGAGTGCGGACACACGGACCTTGGCGATTCGCTTGGCATCACCCTCATCGGCATACGCATAGGCAGTGCGAGTGAAGGTCACCTTGTTGTCCTTGGTGGTCACGGTCAGCCAGGAAGCACCCTCGGTGATGACCTCGGCCTCGATGTCGGAGCCGGTCACAGTGGCATAGGTGCGAGTGTTGCTGCCAGCCGTTGCCGGGATGTCATCCAGGAGAGTGGCACCACGGACTGCACCCTCAGGAGTAGGAGTAGGAGAAGGAGCTGCAGTGGTGCGAGCGACCAGCAGGTATTCCGGGAGGATGCTCTCAAACTGGACACCCCAATACATGCACATGAAGAATTGGAGAGCCTTGGGATTGTCGCATTCACGGATCTTGGCCTGCTCGACATCCGACATCTGGTCCATACCGACCAGCATATTGTCCTGAGTGGAGATGTAGATGTATTCGGAATTCTTGAGGCCGATCAGAGGCACCAGCTCGACATTGC